GATTACTTAAAGTATTGGGAAGAACAATTATACTATATTCACAACGGAATACAAACAGGAGGTATTCACATCCCTGGCAGATACTATTACTTCTTAAACTTTAGTACATTCTCTACTGTAGGAGGTGTTGTAACTCCCGATATGTGTGATTTACATTTAGAGTTAGCTTATTTAATAGATTACGCTAAAGCTAATGGTAAGAATATCATAGCAGCCAAAGGTAGACGTAAGGGTATATCCGAGTTTACTCAAAAGGCAGTTGTAGATTATGGATATAGATTTAACTTTGCTTACCAAGCAGGTGTAGCGGCAGGATTAAAGGATTATGCGGATGACTTTATGAAGAAATGGAGTTTAGCAGACTCTTTAATAGTTCCTGAGTTTAGAATGGGAACATTATTGAACAATGATGATGAGGTAATAGCAGGATATAAAGCAAAAGAGAAAGGTCAATACATAGACAAGGGAACTAATAGCAAGATATTAGTAAGAACAATGCACTCTAACCCTAACATGTTTAAAGGATTATATTTAAACGATGTAATCGCGGAGGAGTGTGGTGAGTTTGAGAGACTTAAAGAGTTTTATTCAGCCACAAGGGCTTGTTTAACCAAAGGTAATAAGCAGATAGGCACTATGTTCTTCTATGGCACAGGCGGAAACATTAATAAAGGTTCAAAAGACTTTATGGAGATGTGGAATGAGCCCGATTCTTTTAATTTTATTAAATTCCTAATACCTGCAACTAGATTTTACTTTCCTAACTATGGTGGAGCAACGGATAACGACCAAGATGTAGGAGAGATTCCATCTTTATTAAACGGAGATAAAAAACCATACCAATTAATAGGAGTAGAAGATGAGGCTACTGCTAAAGAATCAATATTAAGATATAGGGCCATTAAAAAGAAAGGTCCATTAAAAGATTACTTAGAAGAATTACAAAACTTTCCATTAGACGAGACTGAGATATTTAAAAAGATGTTCAGTAATAATTTTGATATTGAAAAGATAAATAATCAACAAGATGCTATTAATGCTACTCAAAATAAATATTCTAAGTATAGATTAGAGTGGATATTAAACGATAAGGGAGAACGCGGAGATACTCCTAGAGTAAGAGCTGTTCCTGCTAAAGATACAGATGACGAAAGAGATTGTGTATTAATAATGGATGCTTACCATCCTAATCCAAAGTTTCAATCTTTATATGTTGGCGGAATAGATGCTTATGACCAAGATAAAGGTGTATCTAAATCTTTAGGAGCTATGTGTGTATTAATGAGAAGAAATACTATACACCCTGATTTTCAATTAGGGCCTGTAGCAGTTATATGTACTCGTCCTAAAAGAAAAGAATACTTTTTTGATATGTGTTGTAAACTATCTGTTTATTATAATTTAATTGGAAGTACATTAGGAGATAAGGCTAGTAGCTCAGGTATAATTAATTGGTATAAAGACCATGGTTGTCAAAAGTATTTAGCTGTACGTCCTACTAAATTTGAAAGCACTAACTCGGAGCAATCACATGAGTATTGGGTATCCTTAAATACTTATAGTAGACCATTAATGGTAGGCTTAATGCAAACAGCTATTTACGATTATGTTCAAAATATATGGTTCCCCGAACTTATTAATCAATTAGGTAATTTTGATGAAGTTACAGTAGGAAGTGATAATGACTTAGCGGATGCTTATGGTATAGCTTTAATGCAAGATATAAGCACAGTAATCTCTCCAAGGGATTTGAATTATAGTTTAAAAGATGACCCTTTTATGTTAAATTCATTTGAAGATGAAGAAGAAAAAGAAAAAAGAGTGAGTCTTGAACAAGATTGGAAAGGTTTTGGTAGATAATACACAATTATTTACTATTTTTGATAAAAATATAATTAACTATGCAATTTCCATCGCAAACGATACCACAATATAAAAAAGATAAAGCTTGGTGTCAATTACACTTAGACTACGGTCAAAGAATATTGAGAAACAGCAACTTAGCTAAGCAAGATATGGATAACCATTATAAGCAATTTAATGGTATTAAAAGAGCAGGAAGTTACAAATATTTAATCAACACGCATGGTAAAGAAAATCGTGCTCAATTTATATCTTACAGAGCTTGTACTACAAAAATTCAACTAATGGTTGGAGAGTTCTTAACAAGACCTTTAAGTGCAACTGTTTATACAAACAATAGAGATGCTAAATTCCAAAAGATGTCTCAGTTTGAATTTATGACAGGAGCAATGATTGCTAAGAAAGAGATACTAGAATTAAAAGAAAAAGCGGGTGTAGATATAATGGAAGGCGCTCCAATTCCTGAAGATGAGAATGACCCTATTTGGGAGAATATGTCTACAAAGGATAAGGAAGAATTAATTATGCAATCAATCCTTAATGAGCAAATACCTGCGTTGAATTTAAAACAAAAGTTTGCAGATAACTTATTAGATTGTGCTATAACTTCTGTTATGTTTGGTAAAATAGAACGTAACGAAAAAGGAGATACAGACTATATAAATATTGACCCTAGAGATGCTATCTACGAAGAAATTAAAGGAGACCCGCATTTAGAGAAAAGTCCTATCAAGGGATGTCGTCAATGGTTGCCTTTACACGAGATATTAAGACGTTACCAATTAGATAGAAAGCAAATTGAAACTATTGAGTCTATTGGTAAAAACCCAACAACATATTACTCAGATAGTATTAAAGATGGTCCAAGCGGAACAGGATTAATAGCAGAGGTTATTCATCTTGAATGGATTTCTGTAATACCTGAATACTACCAAAAGATTAAAAAGACAGCGACTCAATTAGCATTAGACCCAACAGAAGAATATATCTATATCGCTTTAGATACGGATAAGTATGAAATGAATAAAGAACATTGGGATAAAAAAAATGATGTAGAAGTTATTGCTAAGTATAGAGAAGATTTATGGGAAGCAACTCGTATCGGTGGATTAAAAGAATTAGATGTTAATTGCAGACGAGTTCAATTCCAAATGAGAAAGGTAGATAACCCTGCCTACATATTAAGTAGCTCTTACGTTGGATATTTATTCAACACGGTAGATGGACGTAGAATTTCTATGTTTCAACAAATGGAGAATTGGAGTAACATATTTGATATTGTTATGTATCAAATCTTAAAAGATATTAACAAGTTCAAAGGTAAAGTGTTAGGATTTAACTTAGCCGGCTTACCTGCAAAATCATCTGTTAAAGCTATACAATACGATATGGTTAATGATGGGTTTGTAACTTATGACACATCTGCTAGTGGTAACTTTCATGGTAGAGATGTATCTTTAAATAACATATTACAAGTAGAAGATTTAGGATTAAGTAATTCATTTGGAGCGTTAATTCAATTCAAAGATGTTATCTTACAAATGATGGATAGAATGACTGGTATCTCTGAGAATAGAGAAGGTCAAATCGCTGCATCTGCTACAGCTACTAATACTAACTCTGCTATACAGGCATCAAGAACTATTACAGAACCATTCTTTTACGGAGTTTATTCTTTTATAGATAAGACTTTAATGAGAATTATAGAGTCTACTAAAGTTACTTGGGCTTTCTACAAAGTAGAAGAAGGAGAGCAAATATTAGGTATAGATAAATGGAAGTTTATGCGAGTAACGCAAGAATTAGGATTTAAAGATTATGGTGTTCATTTACAAGATTCAGGTAAGTATGCAGAGGTTAAGCGTTATATGGAAAGCTTAATGGCTAACTCTTTAAATGCAAAAGAGATACGTCCTGAAGATGCTTTATCATTTGCTTGGTCTGAAACTGCCGTAGAGCAAAAACAAATATTAAAAGAAGGTTGGAATAAGGTTAAAGAAATGCAATCTCAATCTCAGCAAATGCAACAACAGTCTCAAATGCAAATGCAAGAGCAACAAATTCAAATGCAACAAGCTCAACTACAACAGCAATTAGAAATATCTAATGCGGATAGAGAAGATAGACAAGCTGCTAGAATAGAGGAGATTATTGCGCAAGGAGAAGTTGATATTAAAGTAAATGCTGCAAAGGCAGGAAATGATGTTACTAAAATGAATTTTCAATCACAAACAGAAAATCTTAATAATCAAAATCAAATGTTAGAATAATAATTCTATATTTGTGTAATTAAAATTATAAACCATGACAGAAGAAACAACATCGGTGCAAAATGATACGGTTCGAGAGGAATCGTCTGCGCCAGTTCGTACAAACTTCGAGTTGCTATCGGATGATACGTTTTTAAATTCAAACTACAACGAAGCAACAGAAGAAAGTAAACCTACAGAAACAGTTAAAGAAGAAGCCTCTAAAGATGAGGTTAAAGACTTAGGACTAGAACCTGAAACTAAAGTAGAAGAAGTTGCAAAGCCTGCTGAAGCTAAAGAAGAAACTACGACTGAAACTGAAACTTTAGACTTAGAACCTTTATCACTAGAAGATAATAATTCTAATGAGCCTGAAGAAGGTAGTTGGGCTTATATTGCTAAGTTAGATGGATTAGAGTTAAAAGAAGATTCTTTAGATGCTTACAAGGAAGCTATAACAGCTCCTTATGAAGAAAAGCTAAGAGAGGTTGAGTCTTTAACTACTGAGAAGTTAATATCTAAATTTGAGGACCCTAATGTAAAGATGGTTTTTCAATTAGCAGAAGCGGGATTAACATTTGATGAGATTGTAGCTCCTTTTACTAAGATAAATGAATTTAAGGCTATGCCGGCATTAGACTTAGTAAGAAAGAATTTAGAGTTAACTCATACTGATTGGACTCCCGATATGATAGATTCAGAAATGGAAATATTGACTGCGGTGGACGGAAGATTAGAACACGAGCATAAAAAAATAATTGTCGAGCTAGATAGTATTCAAAGAGAAGAACAACATCGCAGACAAGACATAGTAAATAATTATAAAGTAAACGCTGAAAAATACGCCATGCAAGAGCGCGTTCAAAATTTAGAATCTGTATCAAAAGCTTTGAATAATATGTCAGAGTTCATGGGTTCTCCTTTAACGAGCGAGGTTAAGCAAGGATTAACGGAAAGAATGAACAATGGAAAGTACGACCAAATGTTCAATGACCCAATTAAAAAAGCAGAGTTTATCGCATATATGGAGTTAGGTCAAAAGGCTCAAAAAAACTTAGAAGCTAAAAGCTATGCTAAGGGGAGACTTGAAATAACTAAAAAACTGCATAACACACCGCCATTAACAACTGGAGGAGCAGGTAAATCAATAACAACAAACACAGAAGGCAATTTTGAAAGATTGAAAGGAGACACTTATCTTAATGGTTAAAAAAAATATAAATTAACCTTAAAAAAAAATAAATTATGTCATTAAATCCAGGACAAACTCAAATCGTGAAAGGTTCATGGTCAGCAGACTGTACAACCGAGTTCGACTTAGTAAGAAACATGCAAAAAATGCCCGAAATACGCAAAGTATTAGAGCGAGTTGACAGACGTCAATTAACAACATTATTAACTTCAGGAGCTGTAGGACCTTATGGTATCGACGTTAAAGCTGAAACTAAATTTGGTAAAATAAAAGACAGCCAATTAATTGGTGATTCTTCTTACCGTTTCAACGTAATGGGTCGTATCCAAAAAGCTGCTACTATCTTATCTCAAGTAGGTTCTAGCGGTTCTGATGGTTCTTTCCAATTAATTATCGCTGACGAAGGCGGACGTGGATGTTATATCTACAAAGGACAAGTAGTATTGTTTGCTAACGCAGGTCGTTACCAAGCTGTAGTTATGTCTACTCCTACTCGTGTAGCTGCTGGTTGGTTAGTATCTTTCCAAAATCAACAAAAATCAGTATTCTCTTTTGCTACTGTAGTTGCTTCTCAAACAGGTGGTACTTATACTTGTTTCCCTTCAACTACTGCTTACTCTGAGAAATCTTTAAAAGGATATGGTCGTGACCAATTCCCTGACACTTTCATTGTAGACATGACTACTCAACGTAAGACTGTATCTATCTCTGGTGGTGCTGCTACAGACATCTTATGGTATGAATACATGAGCTCAAATGGTCCTGTTAAAGGATGGAAATTTGAGAAAGTTCGTCAAGCTGAAGCTCAATGGGCTGTTGAAAACGAATTTGCTAAAATCTTTGGTGTATCTTCTATGAAGAATGCTGATGGCTCTCGTGCAACTGTTTCTAACGTAATTGATGAAGAAACTGCATTACCTATTACTATTGGTGATGGTATCGAAGAACAAATTGGTGGTGGTAACGAAATTTTCGGTTCTGGTACTAATGGTGAAGCTACTGAAGATGATTTCATTGATGCAATGAATATCTTAACTAAATCTAGTAATGATACTGTAGGTGTAAACTTAGTATTCATGACAGGATTAGATGGTTACTATAACGCTCAACGTAAGATGGCTCGTTTCATCGCATCTCAAAATGCAACTTTACGTCAAGATGTTAAAGGTGGAGCTTCTATCGAAGTAGGTTACGAAATTATGAAAATGCACTTCGCAGGAAGTTCAGTTTGTTTCGTACAACATCCTTTATTTGATGATGATTTACGTTTCCCTACTAAAGGTTCTGATGGAAAATCTATCATGTCATCTACTTATATCGGTGGTGATTTAGGAGCTATCAACGATTCAAATATCGAAATCATCGCTAAAGGTGCTTACGGTGTTAATCGTTCTAACGTAGTTGCTACTATCAACGGTTTAACAGGCATGGCTGGAGAAGCTATCTCTGAGGAAGATGCTTGGAAAATGTCTATGTTGCGTGAAGATATGATTGTTATCTACAATACTCGTAGATGGTGTATCATCCGTAAATCTTTCTAATCTAAGAATAGATATACAATTAAGAACCCTTGTAGAAATACAGGGTTTTTTTTATTACAATATTGTCATATTTTTATATCAAAATATTTTATTACATTTGCCTAAACAATTTAAAAATAAAACAAAATGAATGTATTTAATCTTGACTTGAGACAGTCTACGGCGAGAGGCCTAAAAAAAGATGTAGATTACAAAGAGATTTTGGACGGAAATGGATTCGCCCATAAATTTGTAAATCTTGAAAACCCTAAGTATTGCCAAATGGAAGGCATTATTGAAGTAGAAGCTTTAAAGGTAACTAACAAGCATCTAAATCAAAAAATCATCCGCAAAACTAAAGACAGAAACACTGGTCTTTATTGGGGATTGCCAATTAGTATTAACCCGGACACAAAAGAGTTAATGTGTAAATCTTTTACATTAGAAGATAGAAACATATTCGATTTATCTGTTCCTGACCAAGCTATTGCATGGGCTATTTTAAAAAATAGTACTTGTATGGAAGGAAGTCCTAATCTTTACGGTAAAGCTTACTACAAAGTAATAGACAAGGAAAAGAAAGCTGCTGAGAATATTAGCAGAAGAACAATCCGTCAAAAAGCAGAAGTTATTATTTCTAAACTACAGGGTTCTTCTTTACAAGAAATGGCTATTAACTTAGGTGTTAATGTAGAAGCTAATAGAAACATATCTATGCTTACGGATGAAGTTTATCGCAAGATGGAAGAAAATCCAAAATCATTTATTGAAATGTACGAAAATCCACAAAGACAATATATTTCTATATTTAATAGAGCGTTAGCTTTAGGTGTATTGGATTACAACCTTGCAGAATCAACTTATAAGTATAATGGATTACAAATGGGCCACACTAAAGAGATGGCTATTAAGTATTTAGTGGACAATAATAACTTAGCTACTTCTATTGACTCTAGGTGTAATTCTTTAGAAAATGATTCAAGAGAAGCTATGAGGATTCGTTACGAAGAAAATAATGAAGTTGATTCTTATGATGAAGTTGCTGAATTAAGAAAAAGATTAATGGAAGCAGAAGCTTTATTAAAAGAGAATAAAATAGAAAAAGAAGTAGAATTTGTTTCTCCTTTTAATTTACCTGAAAAAACTAAAGATAATGAATCTGAGATGGCAGAATTAAGAGAGAAAGCAAAAGCTCTAAAAATACCTGGCGCGCACTTGCCGTCAGTTAAAAAAGAAACCTTACTAGCTAAGATAGCCGAAGCTGAAGGTAAATAGTTTATACTATATAAAAAAAAGAGCCTTATGAGAAATTGTAAGGCTTTTTTAATTTATCTTTATATCAAAATTATTTAACAATGAACGCGATAGAAGTATATAATTCAGTACAACTTTACATAGATAGAAGTAAAGGAGCTAGGTATTATTTTCAAGAAATTAATAAGGCTGTAAATGATGCTATTAAAATGCATATTGATGATATTACAGATACCGCTAATCAAAATAAATTAAGTGGAATAGATAGATTTCAAGTGTTTAGAGATGAGCTTTATACATTAATGAAAAGCAATACATTTGTTCCCACTGTAGTTGGTTTGTATAATACAGACGTATTAGTTAATCACATAAACTTTCCTGCTGATTATAGAGCTTTTGCCGCATTGAGCGTAACTATTAATGGAAATACTACTTATGGTAGAGAGACTACTTATAACGAAAGAGGTCCAATGTTGGAGTGTAGCTTTAGAAAGCCTACAAATAATAAAGTTTATTTCTTAGAAGATTCTACGGGATTAAAAATATATAGAGGAGTTACAGGAACGGCAACATCATCTTCTTTAGATTACGTTAAACAACCCGTTGAGTTTAATATGGGCAATGAGCTTAACCTAATAGATGCCGGAGTAGGTGTATTAACTATTAATACTTCTTATACTGCTTTTGAAGATTCTGTATATAATGGAATTGTTTATCCATCAGGTACAGTATTCTCTACAAATGGTGTATTAACTACTTTAACAAGTGGTCAAGTGATATTAACTAGCTTATTGGTAACTATTGAATTACCTGCTAAAACACATCCTGATATTGCTAAAAGAGCTGCTTCTATATTAGCAGGTGTAGTTGAAGATTTCCAATCAAGTGCGTTTGCAGAAAAAGAATCTAAAAATTAATTTGTATTAAAATAATACTTAAATTTGAACATTATAAACCAATTAAAAAATAAAAAACCATGTCACAGAATGTAAACAGGTCAGTATTGTTTAATACGTCAGCAGCGTCTGATGTGCAATACAGTGGTGGTAACGTAACAATCCCAGGATTGTCTGCTATCCCGACAAACAGAATCATCAACTTTTCGCAAATTAACTACCGCGCGGAAATTGTTCAAGTAATCACGGTAGGTGGGTCTCTTTATACTCCAACAGCTTCTACAGCTTACACAGTATTAATCGGAGATTCTAATCGTAGAAGTCAAGGTTACACAGAGCCGTTTAAGAAGTATTCTTACACAACTCCTCCTGTAATCACAACTTTAGGTGCAACTGCTGCTTTACAGCGTGAAGCTAT